TCCCTGGATTTCCATACCGATTTTGACAGGCAGCCCAGCGGAATCAACAGGCAATGCTTTATCGATACGGTAGGCGCGTTCGGTACTGAAATAGAATTCGGGCCAAATATCGATACCCAAAATGGTCTTAACCAGCATATCGAAAATATCTTTTGAGGCGCTTTTGTTTTTGATATTTCGGCTATCATCAATCCAACCAGTTTTAAACGGCGCATTTTTAAGCGATTTAAGCGACTTTTTTTTGTCGGTAGGTATATACACCCCACTTTCGATAAGTTTAGCCACCTGCGCGGGGCTGTATAGCGTAGAATCGATTTCTACATATCCCCGGCCTATCAGGTTTTTGTAAAGCTCTTTATTTTCTGCGGTCCGGGCCATCGAAAGGGAATTCAATAATGTTGAACATTTCGCGCATCCTGCTTACCGCCCTGGCCCCGTAATAGTCGCGCATGTCATCGGCGCTCAGGTTGGTGGTAATCATCGTTTTGTTTTTCTGCTCGATGTTATCGTAACGGTTCAAGATTATTTCGGCCATCACATTTACCTGGTTGCCGAAATTCTTCTTTTCGCTTTCGGTACCCAAATCATCGAAGCAGAGCGATATCGAATTATGCCCGTACCATTCGCGCCGGCTAACCTGTATATTTTGGGAGTACTCCGAAATAGCGTTGTGGCCCATGATGGCAAATTCATCGGCAACCTTTCGGCAAGATACGAACCGGAAAGGATTGAATGAATTTTTTTGCAGGACTTTTAGTACGGTAGTTTTGCCGCAACCTACCGGGCCGAAAAGAAGCAATCCTTTTTTTTGAGAAAACCCATCTCCCATCAATTCAAATTCTTTTTCGCCGGAAAAATAGCAGGCGATTTGTTTTAATTGGAATTCGTTCCATTCGTCGATATCCCACCCGTATCGCTCTGTCATTTCCAAAATAAGCGCATCGTGCAAATCTTTGAAAGAAGGCATTTTGTAAACAGGCTCGGTGTTGACTGCCCGGGCATAATTTTCGGAATTGATGGCCGAAATTTTTTTTCTTAAAAATTCCCGCTTAAGAGTTTCTAATTCCTCATCGGTAATTTCAACATCATCGGCAGTAACTGCTTTATAACTTGCCGAGTCCTTTGTTCGCTGGTTGAAAAGTTCTTGTAGTAGCATTTTTTTTATTTTGTTGGTGATTATTATTTTGAGGCTCGTCTTTCATCCAAACGGCCAACATTTTTTGCTTCCAATTTTTGACCGGATTACCCTTGCTGTCCCGCCATTCCGCTACATCGTAATACTCGAATGCTTTGGCGGCAATTTCTTCCGAAAAATTTTTATCGGAAAAATATTTTTTTACTTCGATAAGCGTGGGGGGAACGAAGTTTTCTGCCACACTCTTGTTTTTACTGTTTACTTGTTTTATTGTTTTTACTGTTTTAGGAATAGTCCCAGTGGTAGTCCCAGTGGTAGTCCCAGTGGTAGTCCCAGTGGTCTCACAATTTTTGTACAGCCTAATTAGCTTTGCTTGTACATTTTTTGGTAGGGCAATTACATTGGCTTCGTACTGGTTTCGGCTCTTTTTTATGATTTTTACAAACCCCCATTCAACCAAATTTTTGAAACATTTGGAGTAAGTAGTGCGGCTCCGGCAGCTCATTCCGTCCATGCCCTCCTTGAATGTAAGGCCGAATTTTTCCGTCCATTTCAGTCGGTTATTAAGCTCAATCATCCACATATAAAGGGCTGTATGGTTACCGGTAACCATATCAGGATTATTTAAAGCAAAGTCAAACCAGTTCCTGGAAAGGAAATAACCGCCTTGTTGGTTCGCTTCCTTTGCCATTAAAATGAGTAGGTATAAAGCATAAAAATTGACTATAAAATAAGAAATGCTTACCGGGTTCAAGCCTGCCAGCTATCCCCCAATAAGCATTTTAAATACTTTTATCCCGTGGCAGCGGGTTTTTTGGTCTATAAATATAGGGAATGTTTTTCCATTTTCAATAAAATTTCTTCTTCAATGCCTCCGCTGATTGCTTTTGATAATCATCTAATAAATGCCGAACACCACTAATAAAATCGAAAACGTCTGCTTTTATAGCATGGTGCTTATAGTAATATTTTGACAATAGCGATGCCTTATGGTCAACTTTTTTCTTATGCAGGAAAGGCGCCTGTTTGGCTACGTAGTAGGTGTAAGACGGCTTATCAGACATATAATTACCCTTACTATCAATAGCCGGCAAATGCGTCTTAATGTAAATCAGCCCCGCCCATTTCGGAACTTCAGCAACTCCTATTAAGCCCTCAGGAACCGCGTAATAAAATTTGTTTGGTATATGGTCGGCAACGCAGCAAACGTCAAAATAACTATGGTCACCCGTCTTATATTCCCATGTATCAGGATTGTAGGTAATTCCCTGGTTCCTTTGATGGTAATTTATGTAAGGCTCAAAAGGGTGCTTGCTTCGGATAAATCCGTCGGCCTTATGATTATTGAGCATAAGATGTTTTTCAATCTTCTTTTCATCGGCCTTAAAATCGCTGCGGCTTATCTTAACTTCTACCTCAACCGAATAACCTGATTTACTGATGGCGAAGAAGTCAGACTCCCATGCAAACATATAGGTATTGAATAACTTGTATTCGTAATTTTGGAACAGGCTATAAACCTGCACCTGTATTATTCTTTCGTTCATTGGTCGTTATTATTTAGCGGTCAATCCAAATTTAAAACAAAGGTGAGCAGTTATGTACCGGCTTACAATATCGGGTGTGAAGTCCAGTTCTTTGGCTATGATATCAATCGGCAAGTTGCTATTACGCGTGTAGTAATCGACAATTAAATCACGCCGCCGGTCTACTTCAACCTGTATTTTTTTATTCCTGCGGATATACCGGGGCCTGGCAGCAATCTTTTCGGCAACAGTCAGGAATATATCCATCTTCCCTAAATTGAACTCAATAGCGGCCTTAAGAACCTCCCGGAATCGCGTCAACCTATCGAATTCGATTTGGTGGTAGATGGGGTCACATTGCTGCAGTTCGTGCGTATTATCTTCAAGCTGCTGGTATAAGGCCCGGTTATCGGCGTAACCGGGTTTCGTAGGTCATGATGCCAATGTGAATATCCTTACAAACACCGGCCCGTCACGCATATCACCCGTAATGCAGCCGGCTACCGATTTAATTTGCTGTTTGGTAAAATTATGCCACTTATGAGGAAGGTTGTGGCTGTAGTAATCGCCTATTGTAATGGCTGTAGGCTTAACGGCATCCTGAGAACCGTAGCCATATCCATTATCGTGCAACCACTTGTGCGCGGCATACATGCTTTGAAAAGTACCTGGCACTGTAAATTGTTTCTCAACAAGAACCGGCCTGCCTATATATGGCTTCGGGTTGTCAACTGTATATTCTACTTCCATAGTTATATGCTTTTATTGCCCCGTTTAACGCCATCACCTAAGCCACAAATTGAGAATTTCATATCCCGGTAATTTAGGTAAACCCCTTTTGTCATTACCGATGTGCGTTCGCCACGTTTCCCATGGGGGAAATTGTCTTTAATATCAGCCATGATAAACAGGTAATTTAATACCCGCTTATATTCGGAAATATTAAATGTCAGGCGATTTTTTCGTGCATCTATAAAACTGTGCCGTTGCATATAAGGCAAACTAAAATGCCTGTTACTCTTTAAGTGTTTCCATTCAAATGCACGTCGTTTAGACCTGTTATTTTTCATCGTTCTATCTCCTTTTGTTAAATAAGTTAGCGGTTAAGTCAGTAACCATCGTATCAATGTCGTTCGATGCACCGGTGATGGCCCCTGATGTCTTTCGTTTTTCTTCGATTATCTTTATGATTTGCTCGTCGATGGTGTCTTTACCTAAGAAGTAAGTAGCGGTAACAGCCGACTTAACGCCTATCCTGTGGCATCTGTCTTCGCATTGGTCACAATCAGCCGGGTGCCATGGCAATTCCAGGAAGCCCACGTTACTGGATGCAGTAAGCGTTAACCCAACACCTCCGGCGCGTATAGATACGATAATGAGCATCACAGCCGGGTTATTCTGAAAGGCATCAACCGACCGCTGCTTCGCTTGCGCGTCATCAGCACCACGTACCGTAACCGCCTTAGGGTATTTCTTCATCAGCATATCGGCGGTATCGCGGCTATGGATGAACAGAACTATTTTCTCCCCACACTCAATTAGGTCGTCAATATATTCCGTCACTTCATGCATCTTCCCCATGGCGCTTATCTTCTTAAGCATTCCAATCTTAACCAACACCTCGGCCTTTAGCTTCTTATCTATTTCCTTGCCGGTGTATCCGTTTTCAGTGAGGTATTTCTCGAACTGGTCGAGGGCCTTATCGTATTCGCTGCGGGTGGTAATATCGCAAATTACGTTGTTACGGGATTTATCGGGCAGGTCCTTAAGCACGTCCTTTTTCTCACGTCTAAAAAAGCAAAGGGCATTAAGCTTGCTGTTAAGCTCATTGTAGTGGTTATTGACATTCGGGCCTGATTTACAATACCTATCCATGAAGAACTTGTAACCCCCGAATAGATGCAGCTTATTGATGATAGCAAGCTGGCTTATAAGGTCGTTAGATTTATTCACGACCGGCGTCCCGGTGAGCCCCAAAACGCGCTGCTTTCCGGTGGTTATTCCTTTGGTTATCTTGCTTTGGAGGGTATCTGTAGATTTTAGCCTATGAAATTCATCTATGATAACGGTGCTGAATAACCCGATTACCTGGTTGAAGACAATTGTTTTAAGCGTAGCTTTTTCTTTGCCCTTGGTGCCCAGGCTAATTACGAAATACTTTTTTAGGCTTTCGTAATTAACGATGAAAACATCGGCCATACCCATGCGGTAATATTGGTGCCATGTATTCTTATTGCTATCGCTAAGGATAATAGCCCGCTTGTTAGTAAACTTTTCTTCCCACTCCCGCCGCCAGTTCTCCTTTAATCCGCTCGGGCAGATAACCAAAGCCGGGAAAGGTTTCTTACCCTCAATTTCCCAACCTAAAACCGTCGATATACTTTGGAGGGTTTTACCCAGGCCTGGTTGGTCAGCATTGATAAAGCTCTCGAACTCCATCCCGCGGGCAACCCCGTCGCGTTGGTAGGGGTATAATCCAAAGGGAGGATTTAGTGGTATATCAATCTTGAGTTCAGGCATGGCGTTAACCTGGAATATCGTATCTTCAGCATCAGAGCCCGGCGTTATCTTCAAGTATTTTTTCTTGAATTTCTCCATGGATTCCTTGTTGGGGAATTTGGTGGATGTTCCGTCTGGATTCTTACGTTCGCCGATATGCGGCACGAACCATCCTTTATCTTTGCCGTGGAAACGGTAACCGGGCATGGCCTTTATTTCAGAAACTATAGTCGGCCGGAAATCGAATACTATTTCATACCCTCGAGGGGTTTCGGTGATTTGCATATAATGTGGTTCTTATTATTTGTATTTAAAAATGTATCCTTTTACTGTTTTACGCTTACCCATGCAGCATTGAGTTATATCTGATTTCCAAAAACCAAGTTCTTCGCCCGCTATTTTAGCAGATGGGAATTCCTTTATCAGTTCCCCTAATTTTGAAAATTGAATAACTGCAACATTACCTCGGTTTTTAAGCTTAAACTTTACTTCTTCTGAAAATTTAATCCCTTTTTTAGATTCACTAATTTTAAGTTTAGTCTCCTCGGTTAATGGCCTCCCTTTATATAATTGAGATAAATATTGTTTATGATTTTCAGTATGGTTTCTACCTGTAGCAACCCTTCGCAAAGATTCAACATGCGAAGGTGATAATTTGCGACCCGTTTGCCATGCTGATATTTTTTTGCATACTTCAGTCGCTCTTTTGCCTCCACCCAATCCCCCGGCAGATAGATTAAATATTTTATCACACTCAACACCACCAAAGTTATTTATCCAATATACTTCACGTTCATTAATAATATCTATGGCACAATTTTCAAGAACAGAATATACAAATACAGATTCCCCGTTTTTATTCCAGGAGTTTTGTAAATGTATATTTCCGTGTTTGTTTTTCCTCAATAAATATTTATGGCTATTCCACCTCTTCAATAAATTTGAAGTTTGACCTATATAAACTTTATCGTTTAAGGTATTTCTTATTATATAAATGCCACTATTCATAGTAACATAAAGATACTAATCCTGTATTTAAGATGCAATTAATAAAGGCCGGTTTCAAACAAACTTCCTTGCGATTTTGTGCCGATTGCCTTTTGGCAGTTCTTGACAGCTGTTTCATAATAAGAGTCCTTCAACTCGCATCCCCATCCCTGGCGATTATTATTGAGGGCTACGTAAACCTCCGAACCAATTCCCAAAAATGGGGTAAATACTATCTCTCCAGGATTGCTCCAAAGATTGATGCAACGATGGATAACTTCCAGCTGCAGCGGCGCAATGTGCTTGTTATCGCCCATATCGGTGCCCTCCTTGTTGTTGAGTACGTCGGTACGTTTGATATCCATCCAAACCGGGGAGGCCCACTTTTGCCATAGGTCGAGCGGTATGTTTGTTTTCTTAAGGTGCGTAACCGGCTCCCAATTGCTTTCATCGGTTCCGTCCCATTTCTTAAAGTAACGCATATATTCAGCCATGCCAATACCGGTGAGCGCTGAATTACTGGTAAGTGTTTTGTAAAGCAGGCGCTGTGTTTTTGTGCGTTGCATCTCCAAAACGGGATCGCACCAAATCGTAGTTTTAGAATGAAGTTTAAAGCCTGTAGGCGAGTTTGCCGGGCTGATAGCGTTCTGAATAAACATTGTGTGTTCATCGGTAAAATTATCCATGCCAGTATAACCACTACTGTTCTTGTAAACGCCAAGGTCCTTAGTATGGCAGGCCATGATACGGCCCGGCTTAAGGATGCGGTAACATTCATTTACGATGAACAAATACTGCTTCCAAAATCCATCGCTATCTTCATTATTACCCAGGTCGTGGATGTAATTGGAGTAGGTAAACAGGCTTTTAAACGGCGGGCTGAAAACGATGAAGTCCACGGAGTTATCGGGTATGCGGGCAATCTCGATAGCAGTATCGCCTTTCATTAACCACATTTGAGGGGTTTTGAATTCCTTGAACTCGTATTCGTTAACAAGTCCGTATGCCTTGCCGTTGATGGCTTTGCTCATTTCAGTTTGCATTTCGATGAATTGTTTTTCTTTACGGCGAATGGATTTTATCACATTCTCCATAGTGTCGGTGGTGATGATGTAGATATTAACGGCATGCTGCTGGCCGAAACGATATGAGCGGCGTATCTGCTGGTAAAGCTTTTCAAAGGAAAAGTCGGGGGCCGTAATTACCTGGTTGTGGCAATTTTGAAAGTTCATGCCCATTCCGGCAATTTTAGCCTTACTGATCAGCACGCGGTATTCGTTATTGGCGAAACCAAGTAATCGGCTCTTTTTGTTTTCTGCTGTATCGCTGCCGGCAACCTCAATAGCTTCAGGTATCATCTTGCGCAAGGCCTTACCCTCATCGTTCAGCGTGCTCCATATAATGAAACTTTCGTCAGATGAATTAACGATATCGGCAACCTGATCGAGACGCTCAATAATGGTGATACGTACCTCTTTGTTAAACGATGTAGCATCTACCGAACTTTCGTTGAATAGCTTTACTTCACTGCGGTTGGCAACGGCCACGTTACGCTCGATGAAGTTAAGTTCAGGAAGAACATACCCGTCATCGGCGAAACCGATATCGGATGGCTTACAAAACATAAGTGCCCAACTCGATATCCAGGCGTAGAAGTCCGGCTTACCGTGTTCCTTAAGCCGATAGTTGTTCATGCCCTCGTCACGTACAAACCATTTGGCGCGCATGTCGGCCGCATCCAATATATTCAGGAATTCGCTATGATTGCCGATTTCGTTCAGGTCGTTCGGTGATGGCGTGGCTGTGCAGGCAAGCTTGTAATGGGTATTGGCGAATAGCGTAAGTATCTTCTTTTTCGTTTCGCCGGTGAAGTTTTTAAGGATGCTACTTTCATCCAAAATAACGCCTACGAATTGCTCGATAAGGTGTTCGATATTATCGAGCTGCTCATAGTTGGTGATGTATATGCCGGGTGTAAGCAAGTCG